GTCTTATAAGGCTATTGCTTATGAGATGAATGTTACTTATAGACAGGTATATCATTTAAAAGAAAAGGGTATATTATGAGCTTTGAGGATACAGAGTTTTACAAACAGTTTGGTGATGCTGAATGGAAAGTAACCACAGAAGATGGCAAAATCCATAAAAGCAAAAAGTGGTTGCTAAAACACGAAGATGTGTTGTATAAACAAATAACGCCACATACACATAAAAAAACGGAGGTGAAACGTGGACGCAAATGAGTTATATTTTAAACTAACGCAAGCAGGTGATGATTGGGCTGATAAGCAAGCAGCCTACAATGTGCTAGATGATACTAAAAATGCAGTATTAGCCCAGCTAACATTAAAATCAGAGGCTACAAGCGTTGCTGCAAGAGAAATAGAAGCAAAGGCATCAAAAGAATATACAGAACACGTAAAGCACACTCAAGATGCTATGAAAGCTGCATTAAAAGCAAAAGTAAACTATGAGTCTATTAAAATTTGGATTGAACTTAAACGTAGCGAAGAGGCTACACGTAGAGCGGAAATGAAATTATGAGAAAAGAAAACTCACACAACAAAAAAATTAAAGAAGTCGTAGCTTTTAACCATGCAATAGCGTTTCAGCATATTATTGATAGCCCTAAAAGCGTGGAAGAATTAGCCAAAGCTATGTTCATGACTGAAATATCAGCATGGGATTATCTTGTATGGCTTGAACGAAGCGGCTTTGCAACTGTGACAAAAGCTAAAAGGATTCGATTGGTTAAAGTCTATGCAGCAGCCAACATTGACAAATACAAGTGGCCTAAAGCCTACACAGAGTCTAAAGACCCACAGCGTGATTACTTTGACAAGGTAGTTTATCCTGATTTACATAAAGAGTTACGGGATGCAATCTTTGAAGGCCGTATTAGCGCAGACGTGGTTAAAGTTTACAATAGAGCAGCAACAGAACGCTGGGCGTTAAACTACAAGGCTGATTATCATGGTGGCTTTCAGTCTACAATGAATGGTGAGTATTTTGTCTAAAAAGCAGGAGAAAGAGCATTATGCTAGAATTGCTGATATTGGCTGTGTGGTGTGTCAATTGCAAGGTCACGGATACAGCCCTTGTGAGATACATCACATACGAACTGGAGTCGGACTTGCTCAGAAATCACATTGGAGTAAGGCGCTTGGGCTATGTCATGCGCATCATCGCACAGGTGGCTATGGTACTGCTATTCATGCTGGTGTTAAGGCTTTTGAAGCTATGATAGGCATGAGTGAGGTAGAGTTGTTAGAAAAGCAATTGGAGCTATTAAATGAAGCCTGAACAAGAAATACAATATTGGAAAGAAAAGTATTTCCATCAGCAAGCACAGTTCTTATCATTGCGTGAGCTGTACAATAAAACTATTCGTGAGTATGACCAACCTGAAATTAGACTACTGAAAGCACAATTAGATGATAAAGCTCGACTTACCTTGGCCTAGCTCCACAAACCACAGCCATCATTACGGCTCAGGGCGCAAATTTTTAAGCAAGTCTACTAAGATATTTCGTGAGAAAGTGCAGGAAATTGTAATAGACGCAAAGTGTGGCAAGATAGAGGGAAGGCTTGCTGTGTTTTACGCATTTTATCCACCAGACAAACGTAGGCGTGATATTGGCAATTACGAGAAGCAGGCTACAGATGCGCTAATGGAAGCAGGATTGTTTGATGATGATGAGCAGATAGATTTTATATGGCTAGTGCGTAGAGATGTAGTCAAGGGTGGCAAATGCGTAGTCGTGTTGGTTGAGCATGAGAACGTAGGCGAGATATTAAATCAATATGAGGACTTTGTATGATGGAGGCAGGCCGTGTAACATATTATTTAGACCTATGGCGTGATTACATGCAACAGGATAGCCATAAGCTAGGATACAAATCAAAGTCGACAGGATTTAACACAGGGGGAATACACTCATTTGAGGATATGGCTGACGAAGTAGACCATGATGCAGCTAAAGTAGTTGACCAGGTGATAGATGACCTGCCTACAATGCAAAAGAACGCTCTGTACGTTGTTTACTTATCTCAAAAGGCTACAATGGATACTAGAGTGCTAGAGTATTACTTTGATAGCGCATTGATGATGCTACAAAGAAAGCTAAAAGAAAAGAACCTGTATTAAATTGCCTTTTGACATTTAATGTCAGATGTGGTAATATACGGGTTGCAGGTATAGTTGCGTCCAAAAGATTCATATACCAAGCTTCAACTCATCTCCGTGAGTCCTGGGTCACTTAAAACGTGGCCCTTTTTTATTTATAGGATACGTATATGCCATACACAGAATCACAGCATCGTTTGTTTGAAGCGGCTGCACATGACAAATCTGTGGCAAAGCGTGTAGGTATCCCACAAGAGCAAGCAAAGAAGATGGCATCGGAAGGTGTCAAGAAGAAAGACCCGAAAAAGCTAGCAATGGCTTTAATGAAATATTAACTATGGAGCGTAAGACAACTCTTATGTACATATATGGCAGAAGAAAAGAAACAAGCTGGTAGACCACTAGGAAGAAGACATCAAGATGACGTAAGAGCCAAGATACAGGCATCTCAAATCATTAATAGATTATATAGTGCGTTTGAAGGTAAAACAGAGCTTTCTGCTATACAAGTTAATATTGGTAAAACCTTACTAGACAAAGTGTTACCTGATTTGAAAGCTATTGAGCAGACAACAGAGCTATACGCTGAAGTGAATCAGTATTCATGGGAAGAATAGTAATCCCCTATAAGCCACGTGAAGCCTTTGCCCCATTACATAATAGTAATAAGCGATGGAAGGTAGTAGTAGCGCATCGTAGAGCTGGCAAGACAGTAGCGTGCATCAATCAGCTTATTAAAGATGCAGTCACATCTAAGCAGCTTAACTTTCGTGGTGCTTACATTGCACCTTTCTACAAGCAATCTAAATCAGTTGCATGGGATTACGTTAAACATTATACGAGGGTAATCGATGGCATCACAGTCAATGAATCTGAGCTTCGTATCGATTTTAAGAATGGCGCTAGAATTCAGCTATTTGGTGCTGACAATGCCGATAGTCTGCGTGGTCTTTACTTTGACAGTATTATTTGCGATGAGTACGGTGATTGGAAGTCTACTGTGTTCCAGTATGTGGTACGCCCTGCGCTGGCTGACAGACAAGGTAAAGCAATTATTATCGGTACTCCAAAAGGCCGCAATCAGTTTTGGGAAGTCTACGATAGGGCAACTCGTTCAGATGATTGGCTTGCGTTAAAGATAACAGTAGATGAATCAGGCATATTGCCACAGGCTGAAATAGACTCACTAAAGACAGAGCTATCAGAGGATGCGTGGCGGCAAGAGATGGAGTGCGACTTTGATGCTGCATTGCCAGGCGCTATATGGGGCAGAGAGTTCTACCAAGCTGAACAAGATGGTCGCATCACACAGGTCGAGTACGATAGATACGCAGATGTTTACACGGCATGGGATTTGGGTTACTCAGACGATACAGCTATTTGGTTCTATCAAGTGGTACATGGTGAGGTTCACTTCATTGACTACTACAATGCTAGTGGCAAGTCTATTGACCATTACGCAGCGCAAGTATTAAGCAAGCCTTACAAATACAAAACACACTTCCTACCGCACGATGCTAGAGCTAAGACATTGGCCTCTGGTGGCAAGTCTGTGATTGAGATGCTGGCTGAACACTTAAACATTAACAAGATGGCGATTACTCCTAGCTTGTCGATGCAAGATGGTATTCAAGCTACACGTCAGATGATGCCAAGAGCATGGTTTGATAAAGAGCGCTGTCATGATGGCATAGAGGCATTGAAACAGTATCAGCGTGAGTGGGATGATGATAAGAAGATGTTTAGAGATAAGCCTAGACACGATTGGACATCACATGCTGCGGATGCTATGCGTTACGCTTCTATTAACTGGCGTGAAGAAGTTAAGCCAGAGGTAGAAGAAATACCAATTAGAGGCATTATGGTAGGACAAACAGATGTAACCCTTGACGAACTATGGGCATCTCAACCAAGAAAACAACCTAAGAGGATTTAACATGAACTCAGTAATTACTGGTGGCTATAAGCTAATCACAGCAACAGGCAACGTAAGCCCTATCACTACAGACTTGCTAGGCATTTTTGTATCAGCAGCATCTAGCACACCTACAATCACTATCTACGACTCAGCTACAACAACAACGACTGCTAAAGTAGTAGAAACATTTACACCTGTGGCTGCAACTTACTACACAATCCCTGCATCATTAGGTGCTGGTTTGTACATAGTAATTGGTGGAACTGTAAGCGCAACTGTATTCTTCGGTTAAGGATAACTCATGGCTAAAGTATCAGAGGTGGCATCAGAGGTACAAACGTACCTTGACATGTTTAGCCAATACGAAAAAGAGTTTGCTAAATGGGAAGGCCGTGTAGAAAAGATTGTTAGACGCTATCGTGATGATAGAACGACTACAACGGCTCAATCTCATTACAACATCTTATGGGCTAACGTACAAACACTTAAGTCTGCTACCTTTAGCCGTATGCCTAAGCCTGACGTATCACGTAGACATAAAGACAATGACCCGGTAGCTCGTGTAGCATCAATGCTATTAGAACGTGCGTTAGACTTCGAGATTACACACACAACAGACTTTCAACATGCGCTTGGTGCTTGCGTATCAGACCGCTTCTTAGGTGGTCGTGGCACGTCATGGATTCGCTATGAGCCTATCATTGAAACAGATGACCTGTTTGTATCTGAAACAGAGATTGATTCTGATTCTGTATCTGAATACTTAGACATTGAGCAAGCGCCTGTAGACTACGTTCATTGGCGTGACTTTGGTCATCAATCAGCTCGCACATGGGATGAAGTAACTTGCGTATGGCGTAAGGTTTACATGACACGTAAGATGCTGCGTGAACGCTTTCCTGAAGATAAGTTTGGTGAGTTAGCTGACCGTATTCCATTAGATGCGTCACCAGATGAGCCTCGTCAAAAGATGACTGAAGGCGTTACTAAACGTGCAATGATTTACGAAGTATGGGATAAAGAAGAGAAGTGCGTATATTGGATTAGTAAGTCAATGGGCAAGATTCTTGATGAGCGTGATGACCCTCTAGAGCTAGAGGAGTTTTTCCCTTGCCCACAACCTATGTATGCTACGCTGACTAACGAAACGCTAGTACCTGTACCTGACTTCACATTGTATCAAGACCAAGCGAATGAGCTAGACGTATTGACTGACCGTATTAAAGGCTTGATTGACGCATTGAAGGTGCGTGGCTTCTATGATGCTGCTAACCCTGACCTTAACCGTCTATTCACAGAAGGCGATAACAATACGCTTATTCCTGTTAAGAACTATGCAGCCTTCGCTGAAAAGGGTGGCTTGCAAGGCGCTGTGACATTCGTAGACTTAAACCCTATTGCATCAGCATTAAACGTAGCTTATCAAGCGATGGGTCAAGTTAAACAACAAATCTATGACATTACAGGCATCTCAGACATTATTCGTGGTGCGTCTGTAGCCTCTGAAACAGCTACTGCACAGCAAATCAAGGGGCAATACGCTACATTACGTCTAAAAACATACCAAGACGAAGTAGCTCGCTTTGCATCACAAATCCTACAAATTAAAGCACAAATTATCTGCCAGCACTTTCAACCTGAAACCATCATTAAGATTGGTGGCGCAGAGTTATTGAGCCAAACAGACCAACAATTAGTGCCACAAGCAATTGAGTTACTAAAAGACAATCCTATGCGTACATTCCGTGTAGAGATTGCTACTGACTCTATGTTGTATGCTGACGAACAGCAAGAGAAGCAAGACCGTGTAGAGTTTATGCAAGCTACTGGTGCTTTCATTGAAAAGGCTATACAAGGCGCACAACAAGTTCCTGAGCTTACACCATTGCTTATGGATTTACTCAAGTTTGGCGTGCAAGGCTTCCGTGTAGGACGTACTCTTGAAGGTGAGTTTGATACGTTTGCTGACGCTGAGAAAGAAAAGCAAATGCAAAGGGCTTCACAACCACCAGCTCCACAACCACCATCACCTGAAATGATTAAAGCGCAAGCTGAACAACAGAAAATGCAGATGGAAGCGCAAATCAAACAGATGGAAATGCAAGCTGAGGCTCAACGTGAAGCACAGCGTCTAGAGTTTGATAAATACAAGGTAGAGCTAGAGAACAATACTAAGGTCTTAATCGCTGAGATGTCTGCTAAGACTGACCTACACCTTAAATCTATTGATATTAACGCTGCTAAAGAGCAGGAAACGCTTACAGAAATGTCACCTGATGGCTTTGAACAGCCAACAAGCGCATTGTCTGAGCTAATTGCATCTATCAACAACAATATGGCAATGATGGTGCAGACACAGCAACAACATAACCAGGACTTGGTATTACAACAACAAGCTGCTCACGATAACTTAGTAGGTCAATTGACTAAACCTAAGCAAGTCGTACGTGGTGCAGATGGCAAGATTATAGGTGTGCAATGAGTTCCGAAGCGTTAAAGGGATTAGTACATTCCATTAATGAAAACATGAGGGCTATGATGGATGTACAGCATCAAGGCCATAAAGACCTAATGGAACATCAAGCGATGGCTCACATGAACCTAATTGAACGTCTTACACAGCCAAAACAAGTGGTTCGTGATGAAAACGGCAAGATAATCGGAGTTAAATAGATGGCACTAATTGTTAAAGACAGAGTATTAGAAAGCTCTACGTCTACAGGCACAGGTTCGTTCACGCTAACAGGCGCACAGACAGGCTATCAATCATTCTCAGTTATTGGTAACGGCAACACAACTTATTACACCATTCAAGGCAAGAATCCTGATGGTACGCTAACAAGCGAGTGGGAAGTAGGCGTAGGCACATGGTCTACAGGCAATACGCTTGCACGTAATACTGTATTCGCTAATAGTCTAGGCACAACAGCTAAAGTTCCTTTTTCTGCTGGTGATAAAGATGTATTTGTTACCTATCCCTCAGCCAAGGCATTGCTAGGCGATACAAGCGCAGTTTCATCTACAGGCACAGGTAGTGTTGTATTAAGCAATGCGCCTACTATAACAGGCGCAACTCTTAATGGTTTAGTTGTTACTATAGAACCAACAGCAGGTTTGTATTTAAATTCTAATGGGCTTAGTGATACTATTATAGGTAGTATTGGTTCTGGATTTACTACATATATTTATGATGATAATGTAAATTTTTATGGAAGTAGTATTTTTAGTGGAACTGCTACTTTTAATAATGCGCTTATAGCTACAGGTCAATTATCACTTAGTGGTGGCATAGCTGGTGGAATTTTTGCAACAAATCAAACCACAGGAAATGTAATAATTGGTGGTACAGGTGCTACAGGTACAACTACACTAGGCAGAAGTACAGAATCTCAAATTACCAATATTCAAGCAGGCGCAACAATATCAGGTGAAACTAAAACCATTAATTTTGGAACTAATGGTGCAGCAGGCTCAACTACTAACATTGCTATTGGCTCTACTACAGGTACAAGCACTACTACACTTAATGGTAAAACATCAGGTAGAATTGTTCCTAGAGTATCGACAACGGCATCAAGCGCAACACCAACAATTAATACAGATAACACAGACCAATTTGGCTTGACTGCACAAGCGGTTGACATTACATCATTCACGACAAATTTAAGTGGCACACCTACAGATGGTCAGAAATTATGGATTTACATTGTAGGTACAGCAGCAAGAGCAATTACTTGGGGTGCATCTTTTGAATCATCTACAGCAACACTTCCAACAACAACAGTAACTACAAATCGTCTTGATGTTGGCTTTGTATGGAACGCAGCTACATCTAAATGGCGATGCGTAGCGGTGGCATAATATGACTATCTGCGCTGTTATTGATTTAGAAACAAATGAATTGGTCAACACTATTGTGGCTGAACCAACAATTGAAGCACCATTGGGATGCAAACTTATTGAAATTCCAGAAAACTATTATTGGGATGGTCAGCAAGTATCACCTATGCCTATTGGAGTAGATGATGGCAGTTAAGGTTGTCTTTTATACATCTAGCGCAACAATCACTATTCCTAGTGACTTTGGCTCACTTGTAAGTGTAGAAGCAATTGGGGGTGGTGGTGGTAGTAGAAGAGCAAGCGGTGCAGGGGGTTCAGGTGGTGGTGCTTATGCCAAATCTACATCTGTAACAGGATTGACTGCTAGTGGAACTGCTTATGTATCTATTGGTGCAGGCGGTACTGCTGGAACACCTCCTACGAATGGTGGCGATACTTGGTTTAATACTTCAAACACAGCACCAACATTAGCATCTACAGGCGCATTAGCCAAAGGCGGTCTTGCTGCATCATCATCAGCTGGTGGTGGTGGCGGTAATTCCGCTTCATGTGTAGGTGATACAGTTTTTTCAGGCGGTAGTGGTGGCTCTGGGGTAACTGGCGCAGCTAAGGGTGGCGGTGGCGGTGCAGCATCTGCTGGCGGTACTGGTGGTACTGGAGGAAACGGAAATGGCTCTGTAGGCGGAACTTCAGGTGCAGGTGGTGGCGGTGGTGGTGCATCTTTAACTGCAGCAGGAAATGTTGGTGGAAATGGTGTTTCAGGCACTCGTGGTGGAAATGGCGGCAATGATGGCTCTGGCACAGGAGGAGGTTCAGGTGCTACTGTAGCTTCAAATGCAACAGCAGGCACATCTGGCGGTGGCGGTGGCGGTGGATTCGGAAATTTAACATTTACTAATGGTGCAGCAGGTGGTTCAGGGCAAGCAACATGGACTGCTACGGCAGGTGGAACAGCAGGTGCTGGCGGTGGTGGCGGTGGTTGCGTTAATCCAGCTACACCAACAGGCGGGGCTGGCGGAACTTATGGTGGCGGCGCAGGTGGTTCAGGTTCATCATCAACAACAGCATCATCAGGCGGTCAAGGCATTGTTATATTTACCTATAACACGGCAACAACAACAGTTAATAGTAACTTTTTCTTTTTGTTTGGATAAATCATGGCTCTATTAAAATCAGTAAAAACAGTATTCGGCATTGATGCAAACTATTGGAATATCTTTTCTATTAGCGAGGACTTCAAAAACAAATCACTTGAAATAGTTATTAATGGCTATGTATCTAAAGATGTGCGTGATGAAAATCATAATCCTGTTGCATGGAATAATTTAACATTTACAGGCGATGACTACATTAAAGATGCTACTCGTGAAGCCGTGTATTTGGCACTAAAGGCTAAAGATTTCTCTGACGCTGTGGATGCGTAATGTTTGGCTTTAGTCCGTTTGCAGCACTCCCATTTTCATCAATCAAGCAATACTTATCTAGCGTTACGCCTGTCGTATGGGGCGCAACTGGTGGTTTAGGTAAAAAGAAAAAAGAACACGTAAAGCAATCAGCTAGAGCAGAGTTAAAAGAATATTTAGCGACAGTATTTGATGAGCCAATTGCAGCAGATTTAAAAGAAGAAGTAGCAGAATACGTCAAGCCATCACAAGGCTTTTCAATCGACTCTATTGATTACGGAAAACTAGCTAAGAACGTAGAGTTAGTACAAAGCATTATTGCTAAATTTCAAGAAATACAACAAGAGCAAGAAGATGAAGCTCTTTTATTAATGTTAATTTAAAGGAGCTATATGAAATTTCTTCCTGATTCGTATTCAAGTGGCGTTACAGGCATGGATAACAACGATGGTTTTGGTACTGCCGCTATGTTTAACAAGCCTACGCCACAACAGCAAGGCAATTTTGGTGGAATGGGCGATAAAATTTCATCGCTAATTAAAGCGTTAAGAAACCCATCATCTGACTCTCAAAATAGCATGCCAATGTCTAATACAATGCCACAAATGATGCCTTATCAGCAGCAACAAATTGGCCCTAACATGGGTCAAGTAAACAATCCAAACATGATGAGTCCTAACGGTCAAATGATGCCTAATTACAACAATATGTACGGTGGATTTAATGGCAGCAATCAATGATATTACAGGCGATGTAATAGCTAGTCGCACAATCACAAAAGAGTTTCAAGAAGGTCACGAAAGAATATTTGGCAAGAAAGAAAAGTCAGGCACTAAGCGTTGGGTTCAAGACCCTGTGACATTTAAGCTAATACCTGCTGAAGAATACTATCAGCCTACAGAGAACGCAGGGCCATACATACAAGACGATGTAAAGCCATATCAGTCAATGATTGACGGCAGAATGATTGAAGGTAAGCGTGACCATCGTGAACATCTAAAGCGTAACAACTGTATTGAGGCTGGTGACATGCCTATAAGGAATCCTGAGAGGCCAAAGGATAATAGCTTGAAAGAGCAAATAGCAAGAGAAGTTTACAACAAATTACGTTACTAACAAGGAGAAACAAATGGCAATCTTAAAAAACTTAATGGGAACAGGCGTTCCTGGTGGCACAGCAATTGCAATCTGCGGTAAATCAGCAGTAAACCAAACAGCATCAGGCGCAACTCAAGGCGCACAACCAATTGAAGCTGAAATCGTAGCTTACTCAGCATCAACAGCATCTTATGGCCCTACATTGCCAGCAGGTAGTGCAGGTGACACTTATGTTGTAGGTAACAATACTGCTAACACAATCAACGTATGGCCTCCTGTAGGCGGTGTTATTCAAGCAGGTGCAGTAAATGCAGAAGATACAATCTTAACAAACCGTTCAGCAATCTATGTATGTCTTGGTGGCTTAAATTACATCCACACACAAGGTGCAGCAGCTTAATTAACTAAAGGAACGCAAAATGGAAAACCTGACTACTCAGGATGAGCCAATTAGCCTTCGAGATACAATCGAAAATGCTATTGAAATAACAGAGCCAGAAACGACCTCACAGGAAGTCACAGAAAGCGTTAAAACAGAGAAGCCTAGAGATGAGCCTAGAGATGAGCATGGAAAGTTTGCTAAAAGCTCTCAAAACGCTTCAGATGAGGTTACAGAGGCATTTGACGATAATAATGAGCAAAAAGTAGCAGTAAAACCTCGCCCTAGCTCATGGAAAAAGGATTATGAGGAGCATTGGGGTAAATTAGACCCTACATTGCAAGATTATATCCAGCAACGTGAAGCGGATTATGCTAAAGGCGTATCAACTTACAAAAACCAATGGGATATGGCAGCTC